TTGAACCACCAACACTCAAGTTACCAGAGATGTCAACGTTACCACCGAAGTTACCACCACCATTGAGGGTGATAGAACCACCACGGTAATCGAGTGCTGTAACAATACCAGCGGCTGTGAAGTGGGTACCAGTTACATTGGTAGTGAATATATCCTTGTATCTGATTGCCGAAGAACCAAGATTTCTGGTACTGGTTGCAGTAGGAATTAAATCACTACTTAAACGAGCTGTGAAACCAACAGTATCAGATGTTTGGTCACCGATCTGGGTGTTACCCTGAACAGTGAAACCTTGTACTGTAGAAGAACCTTGAACTTCAAGATCACTCGATGTAGTTACTTTACCAGTGCTATTTGCCAGGGTGAAACCGGTAGTTCCATCAACTGCCTTAAATGTGGTTCCCCGAATAGTAGGTGCACTCAGTGCAGTTCCAACAACAACGCTATTGGGAAGACCAATGGTAATTGTGTTGTCAGTTACAGCAGTTTCAACCTCTTCAGATGTACCAGAGATAGTCAGTGTTTGACCAGTCTGGAAGATGTCAGATGAACCACTGTCAGCTGCCAAACTAAATGTAACAGCAACACCAGCGACTTCGGTATCAACATAAGCCTTAACAGACTGTTGAGAAGGAATAGCTGTAGAACTGTTGGAGGACATATTGTCCTGATCCAAGAAGGCTGTTACACCATCAAGGACATTCAGTTCAGTAGCAGTTGATGTAACGTTTGTTCCACCAATATCAAGAGTAGTGACACTTACTTCACCAACCGTCATAAGGTTGGTTGCTGGATTGTAAGTAAGCCCGGAATCCATACCAAGGGATCTACCTGAAGCTGACGCACCATCTGACATGGTGAGTGTGAATGCTGTATTGGTAGTTGATACATCAGTAACATCTACTGTGTCAGCAGAAGTTGCGTTACCAGTTACATCTCCTGTCAGATCACCCATAAACTCGGAAGTTGTAAGGGTGTTAGTTTGTGGGTTGAAGGTTAGACCAGGGTCTTCACGGAGGGTTTTACCAGAACCGCCACCATCAGTAAAGATAAGCTGATAAGCAGTGTTGGTTGAACTGTCTGGAGTAACATCAACTGTATCAGAACTAGTAGCGTTACCAGATACATTACCAGTTACGTTTCCAGTTACATTACCGGTGAGATTACCTGTAAAGGTAGTTGCCGTAATAATACCAAGGTTATTGAGGTTTCTTTCATGTGAAGCAACAACAGCCTTAGAGGCTACAACTTCACCATCATTAGTTGAACCATCAAGGAAATTAAGTTCAGTTGCGGTGGATGTAATCTCAACACTGTTGATAAAGTAGGCCACCATGTCCATTCCACCACCAGATACGATATTGGTGGCGGGGTTTAGATTTAGAGTAGTGTCAGTGTAAAGTGTGTTCTTTGAAGGTGCAGTACCGTTATCATCAACAAAGGTGAAGTAGTAGGTACCACTGGTTTCATTCCTCTGTGTGAAGACTTGGTTAGCTGCACTTGCACTTGAAGCAGTACCAGTAAGAGCTCCAACAATGTTGGTTGCCGTAAGGGTATTTGTTGATGGGTTGTAGTTCAGATCTCCATCAGTCTTCAGTTGTTCCTGTGTAGGATCAGTGTTGTTATCAGAAACAAAGCTCAGGAAGTGTGTTGAATTAGTGTTGGTTGCTCCAACAGCGACTGAAGCTGCAAAAGCTCCACCACCTGCAACTGCTTCGAGTGAAGTTTCGAGATCTTGGATAGCTCCCTTGACCGTTTCAGCGTCACCAACAGTAGAACCAGTGAATGTTCCTAGGTTAGTAGAGTCTCTAGCAACACCAGAAAGGGTTACAAGGTTGTCTCCAGCCTCTCCATCATCCAGAACATCTCTTCCATCAACTGTTCCACTGACAGTGATATTTCCGTTGACAATTGCACTCGATGTAGTAACGACACCAGCGTTTACATTACCAGTAAGATTACCGGTCACATTGCCAGTTACATTACCAGTCAGAGGACCATTAAGAGAAGAAGCGGTTAGGCTATTGATATTGGTAATATTTCTACTACTATTAAGTACAACAGCGTTAGAAGCAGTTGCGGTACCAGGAGTAGAACCATCAAGGTAGTTAAGTTCAGTAGCACTTGATGTAACATTGATACTATCCAATGTCAGGAAACTGGCACTAAGCGTTCCATCAAGTGATAAAACATTAGTATTTGGGTTGAACTTAAGTTGTCCATCCGTCTTCAGTGACTCATTAGTTGCTGAAACATTGTTACTATCAACAAAGGTCAGATACTGATTAGTATTAGTGTTGTTAGACTGTGTCTTAACTTGGTCTGCACCATCTGCTTGACCGGTCAGATCACCAGTGACATTACCGGTTACATTGCCTGTTACATTACCAGTAACATTACCGGTCAGATCACCAGATACTTTGGATGATACAAGTGTATTAGTGAAAGGATTGTAGGTAAGACCCGTATCCATGTTCATGGTCTCTCCAGGACCAGAACCTTCAGTCAGTACAACATTATAAGCTGTATTAACTGTGCTGCTATCGGTAACATCAACACCAGTAGCTGTATCAGCGTTACCAGTTACATCACCAGTGAGATTTCCTTTGAATGTGGTAGCGGTTACAATACCAGTGACATCAATACCACTAGAGTTAATCGTTACAGCCGAACCAACTACAACACTGGAGAATGTAGCACCAGAGGCACCACCAAGGATGTAGGTTTTAATTCTTGAAGCGTCAGTCTTTCTGTTGGTTCCGTTACCACCATTATCGATGATGAACTCATCAGCATCGATGATTGCTTCACCAATGTCGGTAGCTCCATCAATGTCGATAGCGGAAACTGCAACCTTCTCAGCGGTTACAATCTGATTCAGTTTGGAATCAACAATACTACCAGCCAACTGATCGTTGGTGATGGTTCCTGTCAGGTCTGTGGTAGGAAGTGGTCCACTGAATGTGCTTGCAGTTACGATACCAGTGATACTAGCACCAGATCCGTTGATGACTGCTGCACCAGCTACAAATGAGGCGTTACCAGAAGCGGTAAGATTACCGGTATAATTGATAGTACCAGTACCATTGATTACCTTGCTATTAAGGTCAAGGTTACCACCAAGTTGGGGTGTGGTGTCTTCTACTACATTATTAAGACCTGCATTAGCTAGACTATCGACATCGGCGAATACTAAATTACCTGATCCATCAGTCTTAAGAACTTGATCGGATGAACCATCTGATCCAGGAAGGAGAAAGGTTAAATTAGATGCTAGTGTTGAAGGTGATCTCAGCTCAATTGAATTTGTGCCGTTATTTGTTGCTTCGTATACCTTGATTCCACCGCCTACAGTAGTGGAGTTGAGGTTCCAAAATTCACCGCCTCCAATTAACTGGTTTCCGGTAGGTGAACCAACATATAGCTGGTGGCGGTCCGTGGTAAAACCGGGTTCACCTACGGCCAAAGTAGGTAGATCGGAATACGCACCTCTTTTTAGTTTAATAATAGGAGAGGCCATTTATTATATCCTAGGTTATATCTTATTTATAAATTTACATATCATGATATTTCGTTACTCAATCAAAAAGACCCACCATCGATTGGAGATTGTATGGTACCAAGTTTTTCCAAATCCATCTCACTTTCTAATACTTCTTTAAAGTCTGTAGGTAGATCTGTTTCAGTTTCTTTAATCAGAATTCCATCCGCAGAAACAAGATCAAAACCACCCTTTGCATGGTTATATCTCATGACATAATTATCAACAGCAGGCCCTAACTCTTGAAACTTTGCGTCTGGAAAGTCTCTCAAGTCATCGTATTGAGTACTACCAAAACCAACGGCCATTAGAATCCTCCACCATCAAGTTCACCAATTTGAATATCCCCAAGATCGATCTCATCCTCAACTTGTTCAACAAAGTCGTCAGGAATATCTTCGTCTCTTGCCGATTCAATCAGAACATCATCAGCTGTAATAAGAACAAACTTGTCTGTTGCTGCATCATAAGATACGACCATTCCGTCCTTACTCGCGTCAAGAGTACCGAAGTCGGTATCTGCCAATTCGTCAATATTGTCAGGACAATGTTCTGGTCCTGGTGTGGGTGGGTTGATTGGATCAACAGGTGTAAGTGATGTGGAAATACCTGCAGTCACTTCTGCTTGTCCTTGAACAAGTCTGGTAACTCTTCCAACTGGTGATTTTATAAACACGTCGTAATAATATCTACCGGGTTTAATTGCGACCGTAAGGCCAGAGGTCATTCCAATAGCAACTTGTCCAGCTACAGATGAAATTCCAATATTAAAATCAAATGCAGCTATTGCGGCTGGATGCTTTTTTAACTTGGAAAAAGCAGTAAAACCAGTTAGGTTGGTTGGTGAACCATCAGTCTCTGAAGACTGATAAATTTCCTCAAAGTCTGTCCCCTGAGGGATGACCATATTAATGACAGGTACAGCGGCCATGTCTATACGAAATTATTTATATTTATTTATCAGGATTTGAGTTCTTCAATAACTTCTGTAGTTCTGCTGTAGAACCAACAAACAATGCATTATTCACAGTGGTTGGACCTTTAGTATCTTTCTCTTCCTGAACATCTTTCAACTTCTGTTGAAGTGTCAGAAGTTTATCTGTGGCATCTGCCACATTCTTAATTAACTGACCTGCGACTTCATACGCACGAGGCATCTCACTCTCTTGAGCCAGTTCAAGGATGCCATCGATAGCTTCCTGCCCTTTCTCAATGATCGAATAGAGATTACCCCTGGTGTATTCGTAATCCCTCTTGATATCCTCTGAACCGGATTTAATCTTTTCAATCTTCCTCTCCGTTACTTCTACTTCTGTGGGTTCAACATCAAAAGCTTCATCAAGTTTCTCATACTTAGTCATGGGTTACCTCAAAAAACACTAGCACTAAATCCGAAGTCATCTCCAAATTCAATCAACTTATCATCTTCCTTGGTAATGCTAAAGACATCTGTACCAAGAACATGAGTAGAAGCCTTGGTGTTATCCTGACCTCTTCTAACCCTCATGTTATCACCAATAATCTTCTCAACAAACATCTCTTCAGTACCAACATACACATAAGTGTTTTCAGTAACACCATCAGGATTTGTGATCTTGATAGTTGTTTGTGAGATATCAACATCCTCATCCAAGTTACTAATCAAACTATTGTCATAGTCTTTAGTAGCTCTTGGTGTGACTTGATATGTGAGGTCTCTAGTTGCAACTCCACCACCAGTGGAACCAGCAAGGTATCCAATGGTGACCTTTCTGATGATGTCTCCTGATACATCTGCAACAGGACCATATAGATAGGTCTTAAGAGTAAACCGTAAAGTATATACTAAAGCTCTTCTAGTGTCAAAGTTACCTTCATAATCATCATCCATATTCACACTATCAAGTAGAACAGGTATATCACGAATCTCATTCAAGTTTCCAAGAAATTTAATTGAGAGATTATATTGTGGTTGAAAGTATGGAAGAATCTGTTCGACGATTTGTAACATATCATCGTTCAGTTTCGTGTAGATCGAGAGTTCAAATCCCATGTTATATGGGACAGGAGAATATACTCTCTTAACTTGAGTACCATCAGGTGTAGTAGTTATGAATGTTTGATTCTTCGATATCTTTCTGGTTGGATCATACTCTAATGATGTAAATTCAAACGACATTCTAGGAAGTGTAATCTGAATAGGACGGTTCAGATTTGCTTCTTGTTGCATACGAGCAAGAAACTTCTGAGTCGGGCCATACGCAATTGGAACTTGGATTACACTTACAGTATCATCTTGATCGTTCTTGTGGTGAACTTCGATACCATTAAACAGTGAACCAAAACCAATAATGCAGGATCTTAAGATCTCATTATAGAAATACTCAAACATCGTCCTAAGGTAGATATACTACTATTTAACAAGAAATTATCCTAAGGATCTCCGAAAGGATTACTGTCACTAAAATCAAGTATCTTCGAAGCTTCCTCCTCAATCGTATCATTATCAGCATATGGTGTGACAAGATCGTCTATAATTTGTGATCTCATGGCATAACATGCCCCAGAATCTTGTCCAATAATCAATTCATTGGTGATAAAGGTTCCATCAACGATCTTGATTGTGAGAGTGGCAGTTTCAGCATCCCATGAATTGACTCTTGCTGAGGTTTTGGATGTTCCACCAATAACAACCTCATTATAGATGTATGTACCAACACCAACTGTGGTTCCAAGTCCAACGGGGTCATCAATACCAATGTTGCCAATGGATGACAACCCAGTAAGGTTGTAATTCTCACCACCATATCTGATATAACCTGCAGTAACTACACCTGCATTGTTGATAACACCATATCCGTATCCAGTATCAACACCAACAGGTAGTGTTCCACCTACACCAGTAAAGTATAAGTTTGGATTTGTACTATATCCCGAACCACCGTTAGTGATCGTGACAAACTGAACAGATCCATTAGTTGATATACCAGATTTGGCTTTTGCACCATGACCTATGTCATTTCCAGAGGCTGTAATCTTCACCATAGGTGAAACTGTATAAGCACAACCTGCATTAATAAGATCTACGGCTTCAACCATACCACCATACATGCCATTACACATGATATAATTGTCTGTGATCGAAACAATACCAACTGTTGTCTTACCAGGAGATGAAGAGAACCCAACATCTGGTCTAATGGAGTATTTTTTCCCCATATTTGTGATTGTTACTCGATTTACAGCTCCAAGAGTACAAATTCCGATCGAACCTGTTGCAGTTTGAGCTGAACCGACCATATTAAGGGTCTGAATATACCCAATATCGACCAAATTGTCGTCAATTTCGTCAATTCCGGTGTCAACAATCTCATCTTCGTAACGAAATAGTTCACAAGTGAGTGTATATGTGTAATTTTTCCTTAATTGGTAGAAAGGTTGTTCATGTTCAACGAATTTGATCTCAAAAATACGGTCTCCGAGAGGAAAATAGATCAAATCTCCCTCTTTTGGGCGATCTGGAAGCTCGATATTCGGTAAAGTTTCAATCAAAGGAGTAATATAATTCTCAAATCTCTCTCTAGAGATGACTAAAGTACAATCATCCTTGTCTTCAATGCCAAATCTAGATAAAAGTGTTCCCTGACCACCAAATCCTTCATAAGAATCGAGGTATGCCTCCAAAGGATACGCAGAATCGAACTTAGATTCGATGACTTCTCTAATGACAGTGTTAATTGTCATGTATTTTCGAGGCATATAATAGCACTCAATGCCATACATCCTCAACTGTTCGTTGATTAAGTCCTGAACTAAGCCTTGTTCAGTCTGTGTTCCGTTTTGAAAAAATGGATTGAGTGTCATTTTCTATCAACCAATCATATCCATAGGAGGAAGTTCATAATTGAATGTCATTCTCTCACGAATTTGTTGTAATTCTTTCTCTGCATCATCATACAACTGTCTTCCATTGAACTCAATTCCACCAGGAAGTTTGACTCCTTGGAATTTAATCAGATTTTGACCCCATTGTCTCTTAATTAGAGATGTCAAATATGGTTTCAGGAAAGAATCATTCCAAACTCTGTAGGAATCACTGCCATCCATGGCTCTGTAACATTCAATAACCAAGAATTCATCAACTCTCAGGTTACTCCAATCCACATGGAGATACATTCTATCTGATCTCTGATTAAATCCAATCTGTTTATGGGTATTAAGAAGGAAATTCATGGTTTCCAAGTAACTCATGGTCATGGAATATGAAAGCATTTCAAATCCTGAACCACCCCAAAGTTCAACACCATTCAACATATACTGATATTTGACATTCCACATTCCTGATCCACCAACACCAGAGTTGAATTGGAATACTTTATTGATACCAATAATGTTTTGGGGGATTTGAAGGTAATTGCTATTTTCGTAATAGTTGAATGTTGTAGCTGTACCTACGATGTTTACATTCGTAGTGGTAACAGCAATACCAGCTGTACCTGAACTATTTTGAGGAGCTCCGGGTGGTCTAGCTCTACCTCTGTCAATATCTTCTTGAGTGATCTGATACTTAAGGTATATCTTTTCAACACCATCAAAGTGCCTTTCTTGGAAGAATTGAATAGCATCATCTACCAGATCATCGATCTGTTCTTCAGCAACATTGATTTCTAAAACAGGAGCTCCGAGTTGCCTAAGACAATAGTCAACCAGTTCTTGTCTACTTCTAGGTTGAGCCATTCTACACTATACTTTTTTTTTCTATTTATCTACTAGTTGAACCAGTAGATTCTTAATATCTGTGAGATCACCTTTGATCTCTTCTACTTTAGTTTCTAGATTGTCAATTCTCTGTTTATCAGTGAGAAGTTTATCTCTGTTTGAAACATAGGCTTGATAACCCACAGTATCTGTATTCACGATGGCCGTTGAAGAACCATCGCGATACAGATTTCTATGATCTTTGACCGGAATCTTACTCATTATGCTAGTGAAATTGCTCTGAAGTTTCTAATCATTGGAACCGTTGCCTGGTTCGTAGAAGTGCCAATTACCTTAATCCTAAATGACTTAAAGGAAGGTAGTTGATCCACACTGAACTTGTACTCCCTATATGCACTAATGTTAGGTTTAGGTGTAACAAGATCAACTTTAGGTACATCTAGATCAGGAGCTCCATTACTCTTTCCTTGACTTTGGATAGTTCCATTTGTATTGAAATTTCCAAAACCAGGGAAAGGAATAAAGATTGCACTATCAACAGGTCCATCTTGATTGAGTGCGTAGAAACATCTCAAATCTGATTCAAGTGGTACATATCCATCTAAGAACACTTGTAGAGCAGATGCTGGATTCTCAAGAGCCACATTCTTAGTTACATAGAAGAATCTATTAGGATCGTTCGTTGTAGAATTTACTCTAGGATCGTTAGCGTAATCACTAATAGGTTCATCAATTCTATTAGTAGTAAAGATAACAGAAGACTGATTTAGATCAACAGCTGGTGAGATTCTTGTATCATCAGTGATTAGATCCAAGTTCATTGTGAATGATTTGTTACCAGGAAGTTCATCCAGGTAAAGATCTTCATTATCTTTAGAAGCCACAATTCTAGGTGTTTCAAAGAAGTTTTCCTGTCTCAAGGCCACTTCATTGAATCCTTTATCAACGAATGATGGTTCACTACCAGATACACTTGTTCCACTAGTTGTTCTAACAGAAGGTGCAATATTGGTACCTGTTGGTTCCATAGTATTGATCTGAGGAATGATCATCTCGAAAGGAACATTATATGTTGCCTTACCAGTAGGACCACCACCTTCAATAGTTTCATTGAAGAAGAGTTTCTTCAATCCAGTCCCACTACGATCTACTCCGATATCAGTGTCACTCATATCGATCTTAATAGGATAAGTATCAAGAGTAATTCTTTCATTATTAGTAGCTTCGTTTAGATTATGAGTTCTGTTGATTCTCCTCAGAGACACACCATTGAGTTCATACTTATAAACTAGATTGTTTACAGTGTGTCTCTCAATCTGTGTGGTATCAATACCTCTAGTGATACCTGTAAGGGTGTTTCCTACCACTCCAGTATACTTGATAATCTCACTACCTATCTTCACATATCCAGGGTTAGTTGCACCCACTCCAATACCTTCAAACTCACCGAAGTTAGTTGGAGAGGTAGAACTATCAATTGAGATAGCCGTAGTGGCTGTGATTGAATACTCAGCAGATAGTGTGGTTGGTTTTGTCTTAGTATTCAATCCACGGAGAGTTACAACATTACCAGTTGCATGTAACCCGTGGTTTCTGTGGAATACACTCATATGGAGACCATCACTCGTTTCTCTAATAGGTGATACTGGAGCAACAACTCCAGGATAGTTGAGAGCCGTAGTTACACCACTATTGTTAGTATACAGAAGACCATCAGCTGCACCAGTAGAGAATGTACCCTGAACACCTTCAATAACCAACTCATTCTCTCCGTAAATATCATTTACAGAAAGTCTCATACCCTCACCAAGTGAAAGGTTACCAATACTGATGGGTTGTAGGATATCACCAAGTGAGTATCCTTTACCACCATTAACAATAGTAGCTCCAATAGCTATACCATTTTCAATAGTAATATCTGCGGTTGCGTTAATGCCGTTACCAGTCAAACTCGTAAGTGCAATACCCGTGAAGGTGTAATATGCACTGGATGGAGTGAAACCAGTACCAACATTTGTGAGTGTTAAAGTACTGGTGGCCGAACCAGCCAAACCAACAAACCTACCACTAGCTTCTGTATTCGTTTGAGTAATCAAATTACCATCACTAATACCACTATCTGTTACAGTGGTTCCAAGTCCAACTCTAATGGTATTCGATACCATAGAGAGTGGGTTAGGTTTCATTACCTCATATTCAGCGGGAGATGCTGGGTTGAAGAACTGAACAGAACCATTAGGAACAAAGTCAGCTCTAAACAGTTGGAAAGTAAGATCCTCATACTGTGAAGGTGTCCATACAGAAGCGTTCTGTGACTTATACAATGAACCCAAAAGTCTCTGTGTAGAAACAAGGATTTGTCCCTCTTCTCTACCCAATGTGGATACATCAGACTCACCGAGTCTAGAGATCCATACAGCGTATTCTGTGGAGTTAGAAAGAATAATCATTGCATATTCTCTCTGTCCATTCAGATAGACAGGAGACTCGAATGTAAATTTGGTTGCTATACTAGCGTCGTTAGATACCGTAATTTCTTCTGGACCTTTGGATACTTCAGAGTATGCTAAAATTTTCTGTGAAGGAGTACCCAATTCTACTTCACGAATTTGAACAGTAACAGGAACACTATTCTCTTGAGGAACTCTCTCAAAGTAGATATCCATACTAGTGAGATAAATTCCAGTTGGATCATCAACAATGAAGGATTGTGCAAGAGGGTCAGTATACTCACCAGTCAGTCTAGTAGACGATCCCGACTCAAATGATGTCGATGAAGTAGCTGAGTCACCAATAGTTCTAGTTTCAAGGAAACTATTATCAGTTTCAACTCTAGCGTTTCTCAGGGAAAGTGTAACTTCCTGAGTATTGTCTATATCACCTTGTGAGTAGAAGATCTCTTCTGCTGCCGTTGTGATGACACCAGGAACACGACTATCGATAGGTGAACTAGTCAGTCTTAATCTGGATCTACCAGTCTCAAAGATTGGATTAGATGCGTCCTGTGAAGCTGGAACTCTGAAACAACCAATCAGTGTTCCTAAACGATCACCAATCAATCTAACATCAGTAACTCTGGCTTCAGCTCCACTATTAACACCTCTCAGGATCATATTAGGTGCAACATAACCTTGGAATTG